ATGGGAAAAAGCTACTATAGGTACTAATAGGTTTTATGCTTTTGATCATTTTGGATCTATTAATAATGATGAAATACTAAATCGAGTACAATATATGGCTAAAGCTTTAGATTGTAAATGGATATTTTTAGATCATTTATCTATACTAGTAAGTGGTCAAGAAGGAGATGATGAAAGAAAATCTATTGATGTTCTTATGACAAAACTACGTTCTCTTGTTGAACAAACTGGTGTAGGTTTATTACTTGTTTCTCATTTAAGAAGACCAACTGGAGATGTAGGGCATGAGAATGGTAAAGAAATAACTCTTTCACATCTTAGAGGTTCTG